GTAAGTTCTCACTGCAAGAGCGCTCGACGCCTTCCACGATCCTGAGGCTAGCATCTAAGCCTGATGGCTACGGCGCGACCGGCTGGGCTCTGCCAACCAGGGCGGGCGCAATTGCTGCGCGTAATCGTTCAGTTGGCGTTGCAGCGTTCACTGGAGCGATGGCGTCTGGTCGAGCGCTAACCGGGGCATTTGTTGGGGTAGCTAGCTTCAGTGGCACTGGTGCGCTAGTTGTTAGTGGCACTGGAGCGTTTTCTGGCGTAGCCGCATTTTCCGGCAATATTGTTGCGGCCTTGGCGGCGAGCGGTTCTTTTGCTGCTACATCCAGTTTCTCAGGAGCCGTTGTCGCGCAAGGTTTTGTTTCCGGCGCCTTTGCTGGTTCAGCTAATTTCTTGGCGACTCGGTATGCGACAGGATCGCTTTCTGGATCGTTCGCCCCAGCGGTAACGCTGGAGGCGGCTGGATTCTCGTCTTATCTGCTCGATGAAGAAGACATAGAAACAGGTTTGACATTACGTCAAGCATTGCGCCTCATAGCAGCGGCAACGGCCGGCAAGGTGGATGGTGGCGGAACGACCACCATTACCTTCTCGAATGCCATAGCTGATGATGTGGAAAGAATTGTTGCTACAGTTGATAGCAACGGCAATAGAACAGCTATTACTTATGATTTAGAATGAGTGCTTCATATTTTGGGTCGGGATACTGGCCAGGAACGTATTTTTCAATTTACTGGCAGTCCTCCTCTGGGGGCGGGCCAATAATTGGAGCCCTTTCTGGTGAATTCATCGGAACATCCCTGTTTGCGGGAACGTTAGGATTTCTGGGTGGGAACATTGGCATATCGCCCTCCGATGGATTGTCTCGCGGAATCAGTTTGATATTTTTGTCTGAAATTGGTTCAGTCTCCTTGGAGGACTACGGGGATGATTATATATGACCAATACAAAGAGCTTGACTTCCCATGCCTTCGGGTTTAATCGTGCGGCTCCTTGTGGAGTTAATTATGAAATTCTCTGAACTCATCCCCTCCTTCCTTAAGCCAAAGGAAGTCCCTACATCAGTGGCTGATATCGTCATCCAAGAGCCCCCCAAGCACCCCTTGGAGCTCCTGGATGAACACCTCTCGGTCCTGCTTGCCACCGAGACGCAGGCTAAGGCCGCTCACGACGCGGCCGTACTTGCGCTCAATGAGTACATGGCAAGTCTCGAGCAGACGCTCGAGGTTCATCAGTCTAGCATTCGGGCGCTCTATACCAATGCCCGATATAAGGTCAATGTAGAGAAAACGAATGACAAAGTTTAAGCTGTTTCTTCTGACCCTCTTCGCGGCGATTCTGGCCCCGGCGCTTGCTTTTGCCGCTGAGAACACGACCGTTGACGTTCTTCCGCCAGAACTCTTCCAGGCTGGTTCAATCGCAGCGGTCGCTACCGCTATCGCGACTGCCGTCTATTCTCTGGTTGAGAAGTTCATGGGTCCGTTTGGCTGGGCAGCTAAGCTTGCCAGACTTGATCACGTCCTCGAGGGGTACATCCGCGGCGGTTTGACGACTCTCATCGCCAAGTATCCGCAACTTGCCACTAACGGCGTTTCTATCGATGTCGGCAACGAATTCATTGCTGCTGTAGCGAAGGATGTTCTGCGAGTGGCTCCTGGCTGGCTGATCCGTTTTGCTGGTGGAGCCTCTGAAATTGAAGCCAAAATTCGCAACCGTCTCCCGAAGGTTCTTCAGGACCTGAAGTTGCCATCGTTGCCAGTTCCGAACTAAGAGGGCGGTATGGGGGATATCTCTCGCTACAAGGGTGGCTGTGCCAAGAAGATGGCAACAGGGGGTGAGGTCAAAAGACCTCGCCCCAAGAACCCCGCCAGCCCTTCCCTGAAAGGGGCAACACGAGCTCGCCCAATGGCTGTTGGCGGTCAAGTGCAGACCATGCCGCCAGTCATGCCAACGGTCCCCGGCGCCATGAAGCCAGCCCCTGGCCCGCAGGTGCTCCCAGCCCCCATGGCTCCTAGAGGCGCTCCCATGGCTCCAGCAGCCCCAATGGCCCCGCCTCCGCGTGGGGCCATGCCTCGCATGAAGCGCGGTGGTAAGGTCAAGTGCTAACATGGGCGATATTTCCAGATACAAGGGCGGGGCGAGGGTGAAGCCTGGGCGGGGGAAGCAAAGCGCTTCCCCTACCCAGCAATCCCGCACCGATGCTCGCGAGTCCATGACTCGTGCAGCTAATCCTCAATCGCAGCCAACAGCGCCCCGTCAAGAACGCAGGGCGCTTAACCTTGATTCTGGAACGTTTAGTGAACAAATTCCACCAGAATATACAGAGCGATCTCGTGAAGCAATTAGGCCGCGGGCTAGAGCGGGTAATTGGGACATTGAGGTTGAAGGCAACGGCCTTCGCGCTCGCCGTAAGTTTAAGGCTGGCGGTCAGATTAAGCCGGCTGAGTACGTTGAATTTGGCCCTAGAGGCAAGAGACGTGTTAGCGCGTCCGAGGTAGAACAGGCGGCCCGTCGCCGCCCGAAATAACGGGAAGCGACCTTGCCCACGTCCGGTACTACCACCTTCAATCCAGACATTGCCGTCCTCATTGAGGAAGCCTTCGACCGTGCTGGGTACGAAGGGCGATCTGGTTATGAGTATCGAACGGCTGCCCGTTCGATGAATTTCCTTTTCGCTGAATGGGCTAACCTTGGCCTCAACCTATGGGTTGTGGATGAGGTTGATATTGCCTTGAGTTCCGGCGTTGGGCAATACGATCTGCCAACAGATACAGTTGATGTCATCGATCAGGTTATCCGAATCGGTACGTCTGACTATCGGATCACGCGTATAGGTGTCGGAAGTTGGGCTTCTATTTCCAACAAATCACAAGAGACGGAACGCCCAAATCAAATCTATGTCGAACGGCTCATCGAGCCTAGAGTGAACGTCTGGCCGGTCCCAAACAATGATGATTGCGTCCTTCATGTTTGGCGTATGCGCCGCATTCAGGACGTTGGCACGCCTGATAAAACGGCTGATGTCCCTTATCGGTTTCTACCTGCTCTTGCTGCTGGCTTGGCTTATAAGCTTGCTATGAAGCGCAGAGAGCCAGACCTTGATCGCATCACTTACCTGAAGCAGGACTACGAAGAGCAGCTTGGCCTCAGTATGGCAGAGGACCGGGGCAGAGAGTCATTCTACATCCATCCGAGTAAGAAGTAATGATCTATCTCGGCAAGAATACTCCAGGCATCTGTGATCGATGCGGAAGGCGCGTTAAACACGAGACGCTTCAGTCCGAAATTGTCCGCGGCAGAGACGTGGGCAATATGGTTTGCGAAGAATGCTGGGATGACGATCACCCACAACTTTGGGTGGGGTCAACTCCTGTGGCAGACAAGCAATCGGTACGAGACGCTCAACCGGAGCCAAACAAGCTGACCGATAATAGTCTTTGGGGTTTCAATCCGGTCGGAGCTCCTGGAAATTTCCTTATCCTAAGGACCGGGAAAGTATCAATCGAAATTTCGTAAGGAAGTGATCTATGTGGTTTGCTATTGTCATCCTGTTCTTCGCTGGCGCTGACGGTCGCTTGCAAGAGCGTGAGTTCCGTTCGGAGCAGCATTTCCAAAGCGCTCAAGAGTGCCTGCAACGCTCGAGCGTTGCGTTGACTCAATCCCTCCCAACGGATGAACGCCTCCGCGGGTACGCTCTTGCGTGTAGGCAAGAAGAGACGGTTTAATGAATTACACGGAGCTTACCGCGGCAATTCAGGATGGTTGCGAGTTCGCAGAGTCGAGCTTTATTGACCATATCCCTGACTTTGTGAGACGAGCGGAGGAGCGAATTCTCCGCGATGTCGATCTGCCTGCTTTCCAGCAGACAGATACAACCAGCGTTGACTCCGGCGTCCGGTTTCTCACCACTCCTGATGGCTACTTGTATGCACAATATCTTATTGTGAATGGCAGAGTGCTTCTTAATAAGCAAGTAGATTTTATCGCTGAGTGCTACCCCACCGGTACGTCTCCGGCCGCACCGATTTACTATGCCCAGTGGGATGAGGACTCATTACTTTTGGGACCGACTCCTGATGATGATTATGACGCAGAGCTTCGCTATACGCGGCTACCGGAATCTATTGTTGATGCAGGAACTTCCTGGTTGGGCGATCATGCTCATCGCTCTTTGCTGTATGCGGCCTTAGTGGAGGCCGCTATCTATATGCGCCAGGATGAGAGCGTCATCATGGCGTTTGAGCAGAGCTATCAGGATGCCCTCAAGGGCCTAGCCTTGTATGGCACGCTGCGCGTTAAGAAAGATGAATTTAAGGAGAGAGACAAGCGGCCTAACGACAAGAGGGAATAATGGCTGGCGAGAAGATTAGTGAGCTAACGCCAGCTGTTTCGATTACCGGGACAGAACTTATTCCTGTCGCAACTGGCGGGAATAACAAGTCCATCACGCCCAATCAGATTGCAGCGCTAGCCACGTCCGATCTCGTCATTGGATCGGATGTTCAAGCGCACAGCGCTAAGCTTGACGCACTCGCAGCCCAGACATGGGCTGCTGATTCGATCAGTTACCAGACGAGCTCATCCGCCGTGGCGGAGACGACTCTCACCGCCTTTGGTAGGTCCCTAATCGATGACGCTGATGCTGCCGCGGCACGCAGCACTCTTGGCGTAGTCATCGGCACTGACGTTCAAGCTTATAGCGCAAAGCTCGGAGCCTTGGCCGCCCAAACTTGGGCTGCTGATACAATCACGTATCAGACGAGTACATCAGCCGTATCGACCACAAGTCTTACGGCATTCGGCAGATCACTCATTGACGACGCTGACGCGGCCACAGCGCGCAGCACCCTTGGGCTCGTGATCGGCACGAACGTCCAAGCTTACCACGCCAACCTAGCAGCCTTCGCTGGCCTTTCGCTTATTGCCGACAGGCTTCCATACGCCAACGGCACTGGTACGCTTACTCTCGCCACGTTCACTACGTTCGGGCGCTCTCTTGTCGATGATGCTGATGCCGCGGCCGGGAGGACAACACTCGGATTAGGTACTGCTGCCGTAGCCGCCACCGGCACATCTGGAAACGTACTTGGGTTTTTAGATGGAGCCAATACTTGGTCGAATCCACAAACATATTCCTCTGGAGGAATTGCGTTCAACAACGCAGTTCCAGCAATATGGAAATCAACTAGTGGAGATCAAATCCGAGCAGCAAATGATGGCACGAATTTTGTCTTCAACAGACATAATAACGCGGGGACGTATCAGTCTAGTTCGTTTTATCTAACTCTAGCCACAGATGCATTTAATGTGTCATCGCTTATATCAGCTGGTAATATTCGCGGCACTACAATTGATGTCGGAGGCGTTACCGATTCAACAATTGCTCGCGTTAGTGCTGGTGATATAAGCGTTGAGGGAAATCTTCTCTATCGTGCTGGCGGGACCGATGTCCCGGTTGCTGACGGAGGAACCGGCGCTAGCACAGCTTCCTCTGCTAGAACAAACCTTGGCTTTGCTGACGGGACATACACCCCAACTCTCACCAATGTTGCTAACGTCGATGCTACCACTGTTGGGGCTTTTCGCTATCTCCAGGTTGGTAACTCGGTAACGGTGTCTGGAACCCTTGCCGTTGACGCAACGGCCGCTGCGACGTTTACCCAAGTCGGGATCAGCTTGCCGGTTGCATCCAATTTCACAGCCGTTGGCGATTGCTGCGGTACGTGCGTAGGGGACGGCGGCTCTAACGGGAGTGGCGTGGTCAGGGGTGATGCAACTAATGATCGCGCTGAAATGTTCTTTGTTCCAGCTGGCGCCTCAAATACAACTTGGTATGTTCATTTCACATATACGGTGAAATAATGCCAAGGAGCATTCTACAGGAAGATGGGGATAAAATCCTATTAGAGTCAGGGGACGATCTTCTTCTGGGGGTCGATTGGCTGAATGATGCTGGAGATGGCGGCGGCCCATGGGTTGAGGAGCCTGGGGTTGGTGGCCAGACCTGGACGCCAACTACGCAGCCACCGAAGACTTGGACCAGAGTGACTGGGGGCTAATTGTGTCAGGAATTATTCAAGGACCCACCGATAGCTTCATGCTGGAAAGCTGGAGGGCTATCCATGATCTTCAGAGTGACACTTTGAAGATAGCCCTCTACACGTCAAATGCCACGCTAGGCCCTCAGACAACGGCGTACACGACCACCGGAGAATTGAGCGGCACTGGCTATTCAGCGGGTGGCGCAACTCTTACCGGGGGCTCTGTGGCTGTAAGCCAAGGCACCCTATATGCAGATTTCGCTGACGCAGAATGGCCGGGAGCCACGCTCTCCGATGTCGCTGGCGCGCTGATTTATAATTCATCAAAGTCGAATAAGTCCGTTTGGGTGCTAAACTTTGGCTTAGCCAGAACGGTTACGGCTAATACATTTAAGGTGAAATTCCCAGTCGCTGGATTTGACACAGCGATATTCAGAATGGCTAGATAATGGCATCCAGCTACAGCGCGAGACTCAGGTTGGAACTCATCACTGATGGTGAGAAAACCGGCACCTGGGGTCAGACAACGAACACCAACATAGGTACGTTGATCGAAGAGGCCATTGCCGGCAAGGCATCTGTTCTATTCTCGACAGATGCCAATGTCACTTTGACGGCCAATGATGGGGCGTCAGATCAAGCACGCTGCCCGATCCTCGATTGCACCTCAAGCGGCAGCTTGACGGCAACCAGAGACGTGATCGTTCCCGCGGTCACAAAGCTCTACATCGTTTACAATAGAACAACCGGCTCTCAATCTGTCAGGGTGAAAACGTCAGGAGGCACCGGTATTACGGTGCCTAATGGCTCCAAGATGTATGTCTATTGTGATGGCACGAACGTTGTGGATGCCATCACTGGGCTTCCTGCCGGCACCCTAATTGGTGGAGCTTCCCCTTACTTCCTTGGCGGTACTGATGTTGCAGTTTCTGACGGTGGTACTGGGGCATCCAGCGCCTCTGGCGCCAGAACCAACCTGGGTCTCGTTATCGGAACTGATGTGCAAGCCTATAGCGCTGCTCTAGGACTTTATTCCGCTATCACGCCGAGCTCCAATGTCCAGACGCTTTTGGGGTCTACTGACTATGCCGCATTCAGGTCTAACCTCAGCCTTGGGGCGCTAGCCCTTCTGGGTTCCGTGAATGACAGCAACTGGTCTGGCACTGACCTAGCCGTTGCCAATGGCGGAACCGGGGCTAGCACGGCCGCAAATGCGCGCACCAATCTTGGTGTTGTCATCGGGACTGACGTTCAGGCTTACAGTGGCAAGCTGGCCGCCTTGGCGGCATCTAGCGATGTCAGCGGCACGATCACCGTTTCGACATCCACTCCATCGGGCGGCTCCTCAGGCGATATCTGGCTCGAACGGGAGGCGTAAGTGACCGCCCCCAATATGCACATTAATGTGTCTAGCGCCTGGAAGAAGGTGAACAAGGCATATGTTAACGTAAGCGGCTCCTGGAAACAGGTGCTCAATGCGTATATCAATGTCGGCGGCACTTGGAAGAAATTCCTGAGCGCCTCTGGGGCCGCAACTATGCCATCGTTCCGGTCTGCTGGTGCTGGGTCATCAAGTGGTTCTGTTCCTTATCCAGCCGGGATAACAAGCGGCGACTCCCTCTACGCATTTGTGATGGTTACGTCAGATGAAGTTTCTGACGGGGCGCCTCCGAGCATGAGTGCGCCGTCTGGATGGACTTCAATTACATCTATTCAGCGGAATACAGGAACCGCTGGCTCCAGAATATGGATTACCGGTTTCTTGATGAAGAAAACGACCGCGGCAACCGGATCGGAATCCGGTTCTCTTTCCTTTACTCCAGGCATCGGGTCTGTTGTCAGCGCGCGTATGTATTGCTTTATCGGCGGTGTCAATTACGAAGGCGCTTCGACTGGCGGGGCAGCTGGCTCTGGAACGCAAGTCTCTCAAGCCTCCATTACGTCCACTGGCACGCAGCGCTTCGGTATTCACTTCGCCTTCCTTGGGGCTAATACTACTGCGTCCGATATGACTGGTGAGGCTAATGGTGACTTCACAGAGGCCATTGGCGAGTATGCTATCTCCATCGGGACTCAGCAATGTCAGATCGCCACGATGGCGTCAGCCACGACAATAAGCGGTGGCACTATCACCTTTGGGGCTAGCGGAAGTTATCGTATGTCTATTGGTTGTGCGATCTATAACTAATGCCAGATGGTCAACCACTACCGCTGCAATTTAACCCACAAGTGGTTAAAGACGCTACCCGCAGAGGTGGCGGAACGAACTACTATGACTGCGACAAAGTTCGCTTTGTGAACGGCTATCCGCGGTCTATTGGCGGATGGCAGAAGATATCCAATGAAGCGGTGCTCGGTGTCCCTCGCGCCCTGTTTGGCTGGTCCGATCTTAGCGGCAGCAACATTATGGCTGTCGGCACGAGTTGGAAATACTACCTCGAAGAAGGTGGTTCTTACACTGACATAACGCCAGTCAGAGCCAGCAGCACGATCAATAGCAATCCGTTTGCAACGACAAACGGAAGCAGCGTCGTCACTGTCACGGATACAGCGCACGGTGCATCTGAGAATGATTTTGTCACATTCTCTGGCGCCACTGCATTCGCCAACCTGACCACAGACGATCTTAATGATGAGTTTCAGATCGCCTCTATCATCGATGCCGACACTTACACGATTGATGTTGGTGTGGTTGCCAACGCCACTACAAGCGGCGGTGGCGCGAGCGTCGTGGCAGAATATCAAATCACCACAGGCCTAGACACAACCTTATTGGGTGGCGGCTGGGGTGCTGGTAGTTGGGGACGTGGCGGCTGGGGCTCTGGTGTGAGCACAGTCGTGCTTAGTGCTCAACTCCGAGTCTGGACGCAAGATAATTTCGGGGAGGATTTAGTCTTCGCCCCCCGCAGTGGTGAGTTGTATTATAAGGACATCAGCGCTGGCGGCGGCCGTGCCGTAGCCATTACGTCGCTTCCAGGCGCAAACGAAGTTCCGGTTATCTGCGACCAAGTGCTCGTTTCGGCTGATGAACGTACTCTCTTCGCGTTTGGTTGTAACCCAATTGGCAGCAGCACTGCCGATCCGCTGATGGTCCGCTGGGCGGACAGAGAAAGCTTGGTCGAATGGGAACCGACAGACACGACAAGCGCTGGCGGCTTCCGGCTTTCTCTTGGTTCGAAGCACATGATTGCCTGCAAAATCAGACAGGGTATTGCTGAGTTCACAAATAAGGCACTCTACGTCATTCAGTTTCTTGGCGAGTCGGGATATGCGCCAAGGCTGATTTCTGATAACACTATCATCCTAGGCCCAAAGGCCGCGGCTACCCTTAATGGCGTCCTCTATTGGATGAACACAAGGGGCATCGGATCATACAACGGTACGGTCCAGGACCTACCATCTCCTCTCGTTCAATACATTTACGACCGGATGAATACAACCCAGGCATGGAAATGCCACATTGGGGTCAACACTGAATTCGGTGAATTGAAGTTCTTTTATTGCTCGTCGAACTCTGACGAGATCGACAGCTATGTCATTTACAATGTGAATGATCAAAGCTGGACGCCTGGGACCTTGGATAGAACCGCTTGGCTTGAGCCCGGCACGTTCCAGAAGCCGCGGGCTTCTGACCCTGACGGATACATCTATGAGCATGAGTCTGGCCTCAATGATGGGTCAACTAACCCACCAGACCCACTCAACTCGTATATCGAAAGTTGCTTGTTCCCGCTCATTGGGAACGGTAAGTATGCCGCTCGTATTCGGTGGATCAATCCGGACATCAATTTCAACGGCTCTACCGCGGCAAGTCCGCAGATCACGGTGTCGCTTAGACTCCAAAAGCGGGTTGGGTCTCCTACAGCCCTGGCTGAGGCTGGAGATGTTGTCAGAACTGTGTCAGTTCCTGTTGAGGAGTTCACAGATCAAATAGATTTAAACAAGCGCGCTCATTATGTTTCTTTTAGGATCGATTGCACGGCAACTGATGTTGCTTGGCAAATGGGCATCCCGGAACTCGATATTATTCAGGACGGACAAAGGTAATGCTGCCAGTAACCCCACCAATCTTCTCTCCGGCGCCAATGGTGTATTCTCAGGATTACATCAACTCTATTGTCTCGGAACTTGAAAATCTCGTTACGAAACTCAATACTAATGGTCTGGTTGTCGCGAAGACTATGCAGATCACCGATCTGCCTACCTCCTCCGCTGGTCTGCCTGCCGGTTCCCTATGGAATGATTCTGGAACTGTTAAGGTAGTCTAATGACAGAGGCAGAGACAGCTGAATTGCGCGAGAAGATGGACGCCACCCTGGCGTCCCTTCACCGTATTGAGGGGCAATTATCCGTTGTCTCTCCGCGGGATGTCATCGCCCTCAAGGAGGACTTCGCGTCAGTGAAGACGCGAGTCTATAGCATTTCAGGTCTCATCAGCCTCATTGGCTCAGGCATCGTTACGTGGCTGTTTGGCGGCCATGGTGGTCATTCCTAATGTTTTGGCTTTTGCCCCTCATCAGTGGCCTAGGTACTTGGGCCGCTACCGGTGACTTCAAGAAGGGATTGATGTCGGGCCTTCTTGGCGCCGGCATTGGAGGTATTGCTGGAGCCCTCGGAGATGCCGCTGGAGCAGCAGGATCAACTGTAGCAGAGGGCGTTAAGGGAGCGGCTGATGCCTCGAGCGTGGCGGGGACTCTCGGGTCAGTTGGTCATGCGGCGAGCCACGCCCTTCCAGGCATCACCGGGATTGGGGCGAAGACGGCCGAAGCTGCTGCGTCTGGGACAAATCCTATTCTTGGCGCTGGTCTTGATTTTCTGCGCAACAAGCCTGTGACTACCGGCCTGATGCTATCCTCCCTTATGTCCGCTGGCGCCGGCCCAGAGGTTCCTGAGGACAATAGCGAGGGTGGCCAGCCATTCCCTGATCAAAGGCATACTACGCCTCGCAATACCATTCCCTTCGCTAGCGTAAGTTCTGGTCCCAGCACGTATGTCCGCGGAGAGGTAAGGCCGCCTGATGATCCGTATCGTTACGGGCAATACAGCGGCGAAAAGATGTTCTTTGACAATCCAGGGCTATCGACTGATGGCAACCTTCCGCCACTACCTGAGGCAGGTGGAGGTGGATTTAATCAGGACGATCTTGGTATCCTTGGTGTAGGGTTGAATCTGCTATCCCCAGAGCAGCGAGAGCAGCTGCTGAAACGGAACCGCGGAAGAGCGGCAGGCGGATTGCTCCACGGCCCAGGTGATGGACAGAGCGATCACATTCCGGCCAAAGGCCCCGAAGGCGATATCCTCCTGTCTGGCGGGGAGTTTGTGATTCCGGCTGATGTCGTTTCAGCCCTCGGGGCCGGATCAACCGATGCAGGCGCAAAGCGCCTATATAGTGCTATGGACAAAATCAGAACGGCCTCTTTTGGCAGCGCGAAGCAAGCTCGGAGGCCGCCTAAGGTAGCTCTGTAATGATCATTTCTATTATTCCGCCAGAGGCGGTTATGAATCATATGGCCAAGGCCAAAGAATATCTATCCGAGGTGGAGTATATGCTTTCTCCCCGCGGGACAGTGGCAGACCTGATTGCGGATTGCATCACCGGCACATTGCTGATGTGGGGGGTGTTCGATCCAGAAAGACTTGAGCAAGATGAAGAGCCGCTTGTGGCCGTACTCATCACTCGCGTCTCGCCGTTCTGGCGCTGCAACGTACTTGAGCTTATTGCCCTTGCCGGCGAACACGGTTCAATGCGGACATGGATTGAGCTTATGAACAACGTCACTGACGCATACGCCCAATCGACCGGATGTCTGCTTCGGGTTATCGCAGCAGGCCGCCCCCAATGGGAGCGTTATCTAGCCAAATATGGATTCAAGAGAACTGGGCTAGTGACGTTGGAGTGTCCCGTTGGGAGGGAAATCAGGCGGGAATAGTGGCACGCAGAACGTCCAGCAGACGACATTCAGTCTGCCGGAAGAGTTCTATCCGTATGTCCACGAAACCCTGGACCTCGCCCGAGGCGAGGCCTACAGACCGTATGAGGCCTATGTTGGCCCGCGCATCGCCCCCTTCAGCGATGATCGCCTCTCTGCGTTCGAACAAACCAGGAACCTCGGTAGCGTCGGTCAAGATCAATTCGATGCTGGCGACACCCTCACTGGCATTGCCGCGGCAGGAGCGGCAAACTCAGGCTACAACCCTAACGCAGTTGGTGGTGGGTATCAAGCCACGAATTACGATCCCACTGTAGCCCAGTGGGATAATACTGCCGCACAGCAGTACATGAATCCGTATCTGACGCAGGTCATGGACGCCATGACCGCCAGAGCGAACAATCAGTACAATCAGGGTAGGATAGCGCGTGATGCACGCGCCGCTCAGTCTGGCCTATTTGGCGGTTACAGACAAGGCGTCGAAGAAGGTGTGGCCTACGGCCAAAACCAACTCGGCCTCAACTCTACTATCGCTGACACACTCATGCGCGGCTACGATACTGCGTATGGCCAGTTCAATCAAGATAGATCAGCGAGAGAAAACTCTCGCCAGTTCGCGGCTAACCTCAACGATAGTTCGTCGCGTGCAGCCACTGACTATGCCTTCCAGGATGAAGCTAATCGCCTCCGCGGCGCTCAGCAAAATCTTGCTATGTCCCAAGGCTTGGCCGGCATCGGTCAGCAAATGTATGGCCAGGGCGTTACGCGCCGGGATGAGGAGCTTCGCGGCATCGGCGCCCTAAATGACGCGGCCCTCTCGCAAGAGCGTCTGACGCAAGCCTCGCTCGATCAGGCCTACAATGACTTCGTGAACCAGCGGGACTACAACCGCAACAACATTACTTGGTTGAACAATATCATCCGCGGCAACGTCACTGGCGCGAATAGCAACGTTGTCAACACGCAAGAGGTGAATCCATATACGCAAATGCTTGGGCTTGGCATCGGCGCTGCCGGCCTCTTCAATGCGATGAATGGGTCTAATTCCGGGAACGGCGGCTAATGTTTGGCGGTATCGCTCACACTGAGGATATGCTCACGAAGATGAGCACGCCAGAGCTTGTGCAGCTGGCGCAGAATCCGACTGCCGGGAATCCGACTGTCCAGTATGCGGCCTTGTCGGAAATTGAGAACCGGAGGAAGATGCGAGCTCCCCCACAAGCTCCCGTCAATCAGCCGACTGTGTTGCAGAAAATGGCGATGGAGGCAATGACGCCTCCGGCGCCAACTCCAGTTCCTGGCGATCCGGTTGGCCAAGGCATTGCCGCCTTGGCTCAACAACAGCAAGCGCCACAGCGCATGGCCGGTGGCGGCGTGACTGGCCGCATCACGAGCAACGCTATGGGGCTCATGGATCAGCTGTCTCCGTACTTCGATACGGAGGCAATGACGCCAGATGAGGCCCGCGCTCAGGTTGCTGACTTTTATGGCACTGATCAGTACCTCGATGATCTTCTTCCTGGCATCAAGGAAGATGAAGAGCGCGCTCGGAATGATCGCAGGATGGCTATGTGGCTAGCGCTAGCGCGCGCTGGCTTTGGTATGGCCTCTACCGGCAATATCGGTCAAGGCGCGACCATGGGCCTTGATGCTGCTGGCGAAGCGATGAGCGACTATAACGAAGCTCTATCTGGCGCGCGCAGCAGACGAGATCGCGTGAGCCTTGCCCGCGGTGAGCGGCAAGATCGCATGTCTGGCCTGGGTCTTGAGGCCTTGATGAATGATCGCAGAGAAGCGTCTAGCAACAGAGAGCAACTTCTGGCATCAAGTCTCGGCATTGCCGAGACCGGCGCTCAGATCGAAGCGTCCAACGCGCGCGATCAATCGCAACTCCAAGAGATTGCGAATATGCTTTACGCTGAGAACGAAGGCGAGATGGTCCAAGATGGAACCGTCACCAGAACGACTCCTGGCGGGCAGACGCATGAAATTCCATTCTCTCGGCCGTACAGCCGAGAAGATGCGTATCGCGACGCCTTGATGATGGTGGGTGGCGGCAGGGGTGGCCTTGGCGGCAGGACCGCGGATGACCTCAATGAACGCCTCGCTTCCGCTAGGCAGATTCTTGATCCAGCCAATCGTCGGTACTACACAGAAGAACAGCGTCAAGCTGCGGCTGATACGCTTAGTGGAATCATGTCCGGTGAAGTTGGTAACTACAACACTACCACCGGTAATGGCCGACAATCAGCCCAAGGCAATAGAGCCCCGGTAGAAGGGCGCATCCGCCCGTCTCCGTCTCAAATCGAAGAATACCGCAACTCTCGTGGCGCACGCACAATTGGGGAACGTGACGGAGAGAGAGTTATCTCCCCATATACCAGTCACTAAAGGTGATCAGTGGGATATTGGGTAAGAGACCGTAGCGGCCAGGATCATTATTTCGAAGACAACATCCCTGAGGATGTTGCGATGGCGCGTGTGCGCCGGATGGACGATCCACAGTCTGTTGGCTCCGGAAACTTCTTCGGTGATATGAATGAGTACATTCAGGAGGGCATCGGGAATGTCGGCTCCTCGATTGGCTCGCTCATCACTATGCTGGACCCCACAGCGGAAGGCGCTCGTGAGCGTGGCGACGTTCCTATTGGGGACCAGCTTTCGAGATCCAGCCGTGACTACGGTCGCAGATACGGCACAGAACGCCTCTCTCCGGAAGCGCTAGAAGCGCGCTACAGAGAGAGTCCGCTCTATAATGAAGACACTGGTGTCAACTGGCGCAATATTCTTGGCTCATCAGTCTCGAGCGTCCCATTCATGGGCGCTACGATGGCGACCGGTACTGTTGCTGGTCTTGCTGGCGCTAGCCCAGGTGTGTCGGCTGGCATTTCCGCGGCGACAGAAGGCGCCCTCGGTGGTGGTTCTGTTGCTGACGTTATTGATGAGTCCATCAGAGATATTGCTGCGTCCGATCCAGACACATTCATCAATTCGGAACTCGGCCAAGAGGCGCTCCGTCAAACAGACGGCAACTATGCTCGCGCTGTCGAACTTGCGGCGAATAGAGCAAAGGGGATCGCTCCAGCCACTGCCGGCGCTCTGACCGGAATCATCGGCCGAGCTATTGGCCCGAACTGGTTTGCCACAGCCGGGGGCCGCAATGCCCTAGCTAAAGCTGTCTTGTCTGGCGCTATGAGAGAGGGAACCGAGGAATTCCTTCAATCCGTGAACGAACAGGTTGGCCAAAACTACGGTGTTGGTCAGATCGATCCTGAGGTTCAGCTGACGGATAACGTCCTTGAGTCCGGTATCATGGGGGCTCTCTCCGCGGCCCCGATGGGCGGCGGTATGGGCGCTGCTCATGAAATCTATTCGAGGCTGAGAAACCGCCGCGCCGCTGAGCAGGGTCTGCCGGAGTCTGCTGGCCCTGAAATCGAAGGCCCAGCTATGCCGCCCCCTGGCCACCCTGCCAGAGGCCCGGCTACGGGCGACGGCAATCCTGCCGGTTGGACCGCGCCTAATACGGCGGGAGCGGAAGATGCCGATTACGCAGAACCTGGAGAACGGCAGATCGCTGGGACGGTTGCTCCTCAAGAGCAAGCGGCGCCAGAAGATGTTCAGCCTAATATCGAGGAAGAGACGACCACCCCTGAGAATGAGGCCAAAATCAAGGCCGAAGACTACGCATCTCAGTACGAGGGCCAGGGTTGGGATAAGAACGATGATGTCGATTACGCTGGAGCCCTGAGGGAGAGATTCCAATCTCTTGGCATGGCCGCCCGCGGTGCTGTGCCGAAGCGCACAAAGGGAGCAACACGCCGCGTTGAGCCCGTCCCCCTGTTTAAGTACAACAGAGATGACATCGAAGGCGCGGACGAGGACGCGCACGCCATCTACTCCGGCGCTGTATCAGAGGATCGGGATATCAGCGAGACCGAGACCTTTAAGGCTTATGGCGATTTAGACAGCAATCTCTTTGCTGACGAAGAAGGCGATCCAGCGGAGGCGGCTGGGTACGGCCTGCGTGTTGTCGATACCATGCCGGATGGCACGGAGCGGGTAAGCTACCTCGATATTGGCGCACAATCAATCGAGGAGGCTCAGGCAGAGGCTGAACGCATTGCTCCGCAGCCTAAGCCAGCGAAGCCACCCGAGCCTGCCCAGGAGCCTCCTAAGGCGGCTAAGCCGACTCCAATGCCGGAGGGCATTCCGGAAGTTCCGGTTGAGGAAGCGCCTTCAACCCCTGAGACGGGGACTGAGGTTGTCCCGACCGACAAGATTAAGACGCTTAAGCCAGCCGCCAATGCGGCTCTTAATGCTTATCGTCAACAGGGCGAGCAAGGTCTTCAGGCGTACCTTGGCGGTCTGAATGTCACGGCTTCGAAGTCGTTGCTTCGAAACCTTGGCGGTCAGGTTGGTAGATCGGACAATCTCCCAACGACGCAGGGTAAGATTGTGCAGCAAGTTCGCCGCATGGCGAAGAGTGCTGATAAGCGCGGTCTGCCAGCGCCAGAGGCGATCAAAGAAGAATCTCCGCAAGAGATCGTTGCTCCCGTACAGGAGCAAGAGGTTGAGCCTGTAGCCAAAGAGGCTACAAAGATCGAACCCGTTCGGGAACAAAAGCCTCAGAAGGAAGATGTTGAGATTGTCGAGCTTCCAAGGCGTGAAGCTCGCTCTCCGAATCAAATCAAGTCTGCCCTTCGGGATATCGCTATCCTGGAGGATGACGAATACGATGCAGCCCTTCCCAATGTGAAGATTACCCCCGAAGAGGCGTCAGCCGTTCGGGAAGCAATGAAGAATGACAAAGGGCTTGATAACCTTCGTCAGGTCTTTAACGATGTCCTTGCGTCTCAACGAAAGGCTCCGAAGAAGTCTCGCCAGACCGAAGCTCCTGCCGCCAAAAAGAAGACAGCAGAGCCAAAGGAAAAGAAAGAAAAGGCAGAGACCCCAGAGCGAGTCCGTAAAGCTCGCGATGCGGCCGACCGCAACCTTGCTCAGAGCATCTCTCGCGGCCTACCGAAGGATTATGATGTTGTTAGGCGTTCTGTTGAGCAGTGGCTTGAGGTGGAGCGGGATCGTCAGGGAATTCGGAACGACCAACTTTGGTACAAGCAATGGCCTCTTGCTCGCCAAGAGGAACTGATCAACCGGGTTTGGAATCATGTCAATGGACGGGGTGGCGCTCGTGAGTCTCGTACTCCTGGCGCGGGCGCCGGTCGCGGTGATAACCTGCCGCGCTATCCAACGAAGGCCGAGCGTGACCGAGCGGAGCGGGCGCACTTGGAAAGCTTGATTGAACGGGCGCAGCGTCTGACCGCCGAGACGCGCGAAACAGCGAACGCTCTGGAAGAGATGCGAAACTCGGCGGCAGAATCGCGCAACCGCATTCGCGCGGCTGCGGAGCGGGCCGAGCAGATTCGTGCGACGGCGCCTGCCGAGCCGGTGGACACGACGCCTTTGGTTTTCCCGCAAGACCTCGACGAACTGCGCGTGTTCACTGAGCGACTTCGGAACGAAGGGCCGGATGTTCTACGGGCTGAACAACGAGCGGCGCGTGAGGCGCTCAATCCTCCTGACGGAGGAGCGCGGGGCGGTGGGATTGTGGCGCGATGGAGTCGCACCGAGGACGGCGGCTGGGCCTATAACGCGCCAATCAATAGCAAGGGCGACAGCGTCGAGTTGCGAATTGGGGAGCGCAGAGACGGTGTGCGCGAAATCTCTTGGGATTTCGATGGGACCTCGATTAAAGGCGCTCTGCCTATGGACGAAATCGGCCTGCGGCGGCAAATTGAACAAGAAGCCCTGGCCCATTGGGATCAGATAGGCAGACCGCAGGGCACCACACCTTGGCAAATGTTTGCGGAAACTGATCGCGGCAGAGCGCTCAGTGCGGAGGCGTCGCGGCTGCAATCCGCTAGGCTTGATGCTGACGTGAAAGATGGACAGCGATGGACGCGGCAAGTGTCTGTGCCGGCGTTTCGCGCGGTCGAACGAGGGTTGCGCGAGTTCCTAGATCAAGCGCCAGTTGGCGAGCGCTATGTTTTCATGCCTGCAAACGAAGGCTTGGCAAAAATTTATGCGTTGTTTGCGGAAAACTTCCATCACCCACGCTTCGTGATGCGGCGGACGGATGGGGGCTTTGAGTTGAACCCTCGGTTCGGCGATTCCTTGTTCAACGGCCGCCGCCAAGGTCCACCAACCCAGGCGCCTACCGCAGGCCCATCGGAATCAAGGTCACAACCAATCCAAGCTCGCGATCTTCCGATCACGAACAAGAAATGGATAAACGAAATGGAGCGGGCTATTAAGACCGCCTCAAAATGTGCTGCCGCGGCTGGCGCTCCGGCACTGAGCCCGGTTGCCAGCGCCGTGGCTGGCCTTGGCTTAGGCGGCCTAGCCTCGGCCCCTATCGCCTATCTGCTGGGCAAGGAGGGCATTGAGCAAAGCCGCTTCGAGGCTATGAGTAATCGCACTAGAGAGCTTCGTCGCCAGTATGGGCTTGGCCATGCCAATGACTATATAGACGAGTCTGGCGAATACAACGCCCCTCCTCTTGATGAGGATGGCTTTGTCGAGCCCCATGTTCCGCAACCGAGAGAAACCTTCTCTCCAGCGGAACTGGCGGCTGCTGAGCAAGAAGCCAGAGACCTTGGGGGCCCGGCCCTTGATGTCACACCTGATGTGATCTATCGTCAGGCTGTTATCCGCAGGCACAACCTGCGTCGCCCACTCACGGCATTGAGTGCTCCAGAGACTCCTATTGAGGAGCTCAAAGCGCCTGAATAACCGAAGGGTTAGACGTGAGAAATGAATGCCGTGCTAAGGTAGCCGCAGAACTGGGGCGGCCCTTAGATAAAGCAGAAGAGCGTTTTGTTGACCAAGCAATTGTTCGTCAATTGCGGGCAGCTTCTTCGCGCAATAGAGCGGCATACAAAGCCATGTCTTATAGCCAGCGCATCCGACTGGCTGGCAATCGCGCCGCGGCAGAGCTCCGCGGCTATCGCTATAAGGGCGATGCTTGGTCAGACCAAGATAAAGCAGACCTCAAAGCCTCCATCGAAAGGGAAGTGGTAGAGGCTGGTGGCAAGCTTGACGTTATCCTAGACGACGATCCAAACCGCGATAACATCGCGGAATACCAAGATCGTGTCATTTCGATTGCCCTTAATAGCATTGCTGGAAAAACGGTAAACGGCATCATGAAGGCCCTACAAGGGACGCTCAGCCACGAGCTTCTCCACTGGGCCAGAGCCATGGGTTTCTATTCCCCAGACAATTGGGCAGAGCTCGTCACGGCCGCTCGCAGCCTAAAGATGAGCAAGGGCGGCGCTGAACGCACAGGCAAGATTGAAGCTTGGGAAGCAGCGAAGCGGAGGACCGGAAAGACTCCGACCTATCGCGATATCGCTGCCGAGATGTACGGCGACACACAATCCGGTGTTCAGGATGAAGAAGCTGTGGCTATGGCCATGGAGGCCGCCAGAGCGCGCATAGAGCAAGAGACTCCAGATGCCAACGACTATCTCTGGAAGAAGGCTATTGGGGCGATCATTCGCGCTGGCCGGGCTGTGGCTAAGGCCATTGGCAAACTGACGCAGAGCAAACAAGCTGCGCTCAAGGATTACATTGATCGTCAGCAAATCAACCTTCGCTCCGGTGCAACATCAAGACAAGCGCCAGCGTTCAGCCAGAATGGGCTAGAGCAGTCAGAGCGAGTCAAGGTCGAGAAGATCAAGGATGCCGTTCTCAATCAACTTCCGCAAGAGGAAGTGGAGGACCTAGTAAGGCGCATTGAGGATCAGAATACAACCGCGGCAGAGATCGCCGCGGCTCCGATCTGGCAAACTATAGCTGAGATGCAGGACGCTCCCACAGTCACTGGGGAACAGATCACCGATCCAACTTGGTGGGACGAAAAGCAATATCCTCATCCAGACGGAAGCGACCAACTTATCTCTCCATACGAGATGGCTGAATACATTCGCTCATCCTTTGAAGGTCGGGCCGCTAAGAAGCTCAAGAGCCAGCGCCGGGCTGTGATTGTCACTGGCGCCCCTGGCGCCGGTAAAAGCAACATCACCCAACAGATTGCAAGGAAGGCTGGAGCGGCCGTTGTTGAAGCTGACACGGTGCTTCCGTTGCTTCCAGAAAATAATGAAGGCCTTAATGGAGAGGAGGTGTGGGCAGAATCTGCCGCCCTCACCCTTCAGGCCGTCAACTGGATGACGGCTGATGGCGTCAACATTGTGCATGAGCGCATTGGCGATGACATCGATGTTCTCCAAAAATATGTGGACAAGCTGAAGTCGCTCGGCTACACTGTCGATATCGTCCACGTTCGCTCAGACTTCACTACGCGAATGCGGCGTATGGGCGCTCGCTTCCTGGCGACTGGCCGCTCAATTCCGATTGAGCGCATGGTGGCTATCGGCAACCGTCCAACGTACACCCATCGCACTGTTGCGCGCTTGAATATTGGCGATGGTTTTTATGAGGTTGAAAGTGGCAGAGCAGAAGACAGAAGATACCGCATCGTCAATCGATCCGGAAAACCAAGCCCTGGAACGGTTAAAGGCGTCAACGCCGCGTCTGGCGGGGGAATGGCCAGAGTTGGAGGACGTGTATTTGGGCAAAGACCTACCCCTGGGCTCAAAGAAAAAGCGCTAGACTACGCGCGTCTATTCCAGGAATGGAATAAGACCGCTGGCTTCTCAGCTGATGCGAGAAGCAACTTCGGCGGCGTTAAGGCTAAAGGTGCCGACCTCACTGCCTTGTCTGCCGCAAAGCAAATGGCGGCAGAAGGTGTTGACGCCAATACGATCAAGCAGAAGACCGGATGGTTCCGCCCAAAGGATGGCCGCGGTAAATGGCGCTTTGCGCTGGCTTCCGGAGAAATCAAGTTCAAGCCAGCGGCAGCTGCTGCATTCTCTGGCACGACGCAAACTAAGATCAAGCTTGGCGATCTAATCGAATCTCCAATTCTCGATCATTATCCAAGCCTCAAGAAGGCGACTGTCTATATCGGCAAATACGAGAGCTCGGGAGTCTCTAACAGGTTCACCCATGAGATTGCCATCAATCGCAGTGAGTCAAACAAGAAGGAAATACTAGCTCACGAGATTCAGCATATCATCTCAGGGATTGAGCGCTTCGAAAGAGGCGGCAGTCCAAAAGACATTGCTGAAATTCTTCGTAAAGGTAAGGGCTGGAATAAAAAGCCACCGGACTGGGCCGTTTCTACAGCCCAATTCAGACATCCCGACGCATCGGGGACGATGGCGCGAGCCCTGTCCCTGTATCTCGCTTTGGTTGACGAGATTCAGGCTCGAGATGCTGAGCGCATGGTGGACATGACTCCAGCAGAGCGTGCGGAGTATGAGCCCGGCATTATGGTCAAGGACTCCGTGCGGGCTGAAGAGATTCAGAACGCATGGGAGCACTTGCAAAGCATTCCTCTGAAGCTACTTGCCGCTATCCCGCCAACCGGGCTGGCGATCTATGAGCTCGCCAATGTTCTCGTTGACTTCTTCTCAGCCAGAGCTTTCACTCCGAAGGATGCCTTCGACCTTCCTGCCGTTATTGGCGCCACGGAAGAGGGTGAGAGTCAGCCTCTTGTTCACCAAGAGTTTGGTTTGACGAGAGAGCAATCTGTCAAGTTCGACAAGATGCGCTCATATGCTCCAGTCGCTAAAGCGATGGATGCCATTGGCCTCGCGGCTCAGCCAAAGAGAATCACCAGACAGCAATATGCTAAGCTCATGCGGGCTCTTGCTGCGATCAGTGACGAAGACTTTGTGACGGACGATATGTCCGCTGCAAAGCGCCTGCTGGCGCGTAGGCAGGTGCAAGCCTTTCTTAAGGAAGAGAAGGCATTCCGTTCATTCCTCGAGAATGGAATTATGGACGGCGGCTTTATCGGGGCAGACAACCCTACAGGCCTGATGGAGTCGCGCAAATACACACCTCCTGGCGGACGCTTCGGCGCCTCTACATCCAACACCCCCAGAGCCATCATTGGCGATCAGCCGGGCTATCTGGACGATGCCGCTTATGTTGCTGCACAAGTCGCGGCTAAGCCTACCACCAAAGGCATCGGCGGTACGACGATCCAAGACAAACGCATGAAGAAGCTCAAGCCATGGAACGTGGCGTTGGGCAAACTCGATGAAGTTGATAAGCTTGTGGAAGGCTCTCTCAAAGCCTTCTGGAAGAACCTCTTCATGACAACTCCGGTGCTGAGCCAAATTGCTGGCAAGGCTTCCAGGTATTTCCAATTCGGTGGCGTGCCTGATCAGGCCGCACTGGAAATCTATCGTTCGCTCTTTCAGGGTCGAGTTGGGCAGGCCGAAGAGCTTGCCGTTGAGATGGCCAAGGATGTCAGTCGCGGGCTGAACATCAGCTACGGCGATGCCCTGAAAGTCCTCCGCGGTGATATGAGTGGCTTGGCAAAGCTCGATCCTCAGGTTCGAGCTCAAGCCAAAGATCAGATGTATCAGCTGAAGAAAGCGATGACGGAGGAAGACCCGGCCAAACAGCAAGCTATGCTGAACGCCCTTCCGGCTGAATTGAAGGCGGCTGGCCTGCGTGCCATGCAGGCTATCCAGGAAGTCGGTGACGCCCTAGTTGAGCACAAGATCATCAGCGCCAAGCAGCGCGACAAATGGAACGGACACTACCTCTTCCGCGCCTACATCGAGCACATCGACTCTTACAATCCGACAACCGGAACTAGAGCCTCCGGCGCTCCTTATCGCGCCTGGAGGGATGCTATCCCCAAGGATAAGCGTCTGACTAAGGGCGAGATCGAAGACCTTCCGTTCTTGCTTTACATGAGCATTCAGAGACCGCTGCGTGACATCGCAGCGTACTCATATCTAAATGCCCTCATCCACCACAATATGACCGCGCCCAATAATCCGCGGTGGTTACTGCCGGAATCGCTCGTGATGTTCGGCGGCAAATGGCGTTCGCTCTATTACATCTCGCAACAGTTGAAGATGAGTCAGACCTCGCTTGAAGAAAAGCGAGCAGAACTTCTCTCCATCGGTGGCGTTAGCGCTACCGGCAAACTTGCAACCGATCTGCGAGCTGAGATTCGCCTTCTCGAGCGTGTCATCAACGATATGAAGATGATCATCAATACAAGTCCTGAGTATGCTCAAGCCTTGTCGAAGGATAAAATCCCTGATGGCTATCGCCAGCTTCCGCTGGAGACCAGCCGCTATGGTGACGCCGCTGGCGCCATCGTCATTGATCAACTGTATTCCGATATCACTGGCGGCCAAGTCGGCGGCCTGGACCCAGATAGCGTCCAAGCTACGGCCAATGAACTTTATCAGGACTTCAACCGTAATGTGAAGTTCTTGCTGACGGTGGCTAACCCTCCGACGCACCTTCGCAACATTTATTCTAACATGCTGATGTTAGCTCGCTCGGGGACAAACCCGGCGCGAGTGATCGAAGCTATCATCGATATTGCTGACGACAAAGCTGGCAAGCGCACCTCTCCTGCGGTAGCTGCGGCAAAGAAGTTCGGCGCCATGAAGCAGACGTTCACCGAAGCAGAGCTTCGCGTGCTCGATCAGTTTGCGCGCAACCTAAAGAACGAAGTGAAGAAGGCTAAGTTCAGAGCCTTCCTTACAAAGAATATCGGCAACCACAATGCCGTCGATAAAGCCTTGGAAGCGATGAACGCGACCAACGCTATCTTCGGCTCAATCAAGAATGCCTACGGCGATGGCATGTCCTGGCTCTATCAGATGGAAGATGTCATCTTCAAGGTTGCCAAGATCGCTGACGAACTTGACCGCGGCACGCCAGAGGCGCTGGCCGCAATGGAAGCCCGTAAATATTTCTTCGACTATTCGTCCGTCACTCCTTTCGTCCGTTGGCTATCAAATTCAGCCCTTGCTCCGTTCATTCGATACACGTACTTCGCGGTTCCGAATTTCGTTGAGCAAGTCTTCACGTCGCCATGGCGACTGGGCTATACTGGGTATGGCCAATACCTTGCTCTGATGGCGCTTGCCACTATGCTTTGGGGTTTTGCGCCAGACGACGCCAAGCGCACGCTCAATGAATTCCTTGAGAAGCGTCCGATGATGATTCCCGTCCCTTGGCGGGATGAGCATGGTCGCATCCAATGGATTGATCTTGGCTATATGCTACCAGAAGGCGCCCTCTGGGGGGCGTTCTCTGCTGCCACGCAAGCTAATCCGATTGAAGCGGCTCAGGCCTTCGGTCTGAGCGGTGGCCCGTTGATGACCATCGCTGCTGGGTGGATGACTGGTGTCGATCCGTTCCGCGGCCAGCCAATCTACGAAGAGACTGACGATGAGCAGACGAGGGCAGCTAAGATGTCCTGGTTTGCTCTGCGCTCAATGATGCCGAGTTCCTATTCCTATTACCTCCCTCCCCTTCCTGGGGAAACCAAGGGTGGCCCAGGCTATGAAGCACTCCTAGGCACAGGTGAGGATCGCTACGGAGAGCCCACCCAAACGGGCGGGCAACTTCTCTCTCGCGCCCTTGGTGTGAACGTCTATCCTAACGATGTGGTTTATGGCGCAGATAAGCGCATGAGATCAATGCGCTATGCCATGGATCAGGTCGAGAGGGAGATGGATAGGACTTACGCCGCCGAGGACCTCACAGAGGATGCGCGGGAGCGCAGGATTGCTTATCTAACCCGCAGATACGATCAGCTGATGACAGAGTATGACGAATACATTAGTCAGACAGCTGAAGCCGTGGAAGCCGAAGCTCGGCGTCAACGAGAGTAATGCTTAATGTCAGCCGATAACTTGGCTCGCCTTACGCGCGGCGGCCAGATTGAGCCATTGTCTGATGACGTATTAAAGGAAACAATTCGGGTTTACGAGGAGTCTGGGCGTAACAAAGCTGAGGGCGCACGTCGCCTAGGAATTTCTCGTCCTAGCTTTTTTCAGCGCATTAAGCAAGCCAGGAAGCGCGGCCTTTTAGGTCCAGAGCTCGAAGTCCGCAAGCAATCTATCCTCTACAAAGACGGCCAAGAAGTCGGCCGCTGGGATAAGCTTGGCCTTCCCGGCGCCAACCCAGAGGATACCGTTCAGCTACCCGATCCTAAGTGGATCACCAAGGTCTCCACCCTCTTCGACCAAGAGGGAAAGGTATCCCAACAATGGGTCCAGGAGAAGCCTGAGGCGGTCGTACAGGAGCTTGCTTGGCTCGCCCTTGCTGATGAGCTATCCAAAGCCCTACCGCGTGCAGAGCCGATTAAAGCGCCCGTAGCGGCGCTTAAGGATTTGATGGCCTGCTATCCTGTTGGAGATCATCACCTTGGTATGCTTGCCTGGAAAGACGAGACCGGGGCTGATTACGATCTGAGCATCGGGGAACGTTTGCTGAACAAAGCAACAGACTTCCTGATGCAGTCAACTCCGGCCGCGGAACAAGCCCTCCTGGTCTTCCTTGGCGACTTCATGCACTATGACAGCTTTGTGGCTCAGACCCCAACCTCAGGCCACGCTCTTGATGCTGATAGTCGCTTTCCAAAGATGGTGCGTACAGCTATCCGCTGCATGCGATACATGGTTGAGCGGGCTCTTCAGAGGCACGAACGAGTTCATGTTATTATCGAGATCGGGAACCATGATCTTGCTTCATCAATCTTCTTGATGGAATGCTTACGCAATGTCTATGAAAATGAACCACGTATTGTTATCGACAACAGCCCCAAACACTACCACTACTTTAAATTCGGGCGTGTCCTTATCGGCACTCATCATGGTCACGGCGCAAAGCCTGATCAGCTACCCCTTATCATGGCTACTGACGTGCCTAGCGAATGGGGAAACACCAATCATCGATACATCTGGACGGGTCATGTACACCATTCCTCTAAACTTGGACAGATTGCAAGAGACCATCCTGGTGTGGAAGTCGAATCCTTCCGGGTTCTCGCGCCAGCTGATGCGTGGGCTAGCCAAAAGGGCTATCGCTCTATAAGAGACATGAAGGCCATCCTCATGCATAAGGAGCATGGGGAGATTGCGAGACACACTGTCAACCCAGCTATGTTAGATTGATGTTTTCTGTTTTTTTGTAAATGGCCTTTTAGGCCATGGCTTTTTTGGGCTAATCAAAGACGGACCGTTGCGCTTGCGTCTGGCGTATTGTCCTGTTCTTCCAGCCTTCCTGTCTGCTCTGCGAATGATCTTGATCTGATCCGCAGTCTCGATCTTATGGTGAACCTTGCACAACCCTTCCCAGTTTTCTGGGGTATGCTCTCCGCCCATAGCGAGGGCTACAATGTGGTTCACTTCCTCAGCTGGCCGATTGCAGCCCTCTTTTACACAGATGCCATTTGTGCGCGCGAAAACAGCTTCACGCTGTTTCTTCGTGAAGCTGATTCTTTTGTATTCTAGTTTTGGGAATAATGGATCGCGATCCATCCAATCTCCGCGGCAAAGACTGCGAAACTGATAACGAGTAGTTTAAATAGATCGCTCCTCATGTAGCCCACCATTGATAACATTGAATGCCTTGCGACGCTCGCTAGCATTCCCGATGGACACGACTTTACCTTCGGCCTTTTTCTTGTCAACTTTTCTTTTTGTACCCCGCATAAGCGAGAGAGAGCCAGTCTCATCTTTGAGATAGACGGCGACACCGGAGCCGTTCGG